CCACCAGGTGAGGGCACGTGAGGCCCGAACAGGCCCGTCACGTACGCAGCACGACCTCTCAGACGCTCACCAACGCTCTAGCCAAGGCTCTCCGCCCCTTCGTGGGCAAGACGATGTCTAAGGCGTTGGTGGGCACCCTGAGCCTTCGTACCGCGCCGTACGTGCGAGGGGCTCGAACCACGATGAGTCAACTAGCCACCCGGCAGTACGTTACGGCCCTGGAAGGGGCCAAGCCTCTCAAGCCCCCAAAGCTGACCAGGTTCGACGAAAAGGTCTGGCTTCAGTCGCTGGAAAAGAAGCTCCTCCCAGAAGAGGGGCCGGACTCAGTAGAAGTTACGGTGACCGAAGACCATGTAGCCGAAGTTCAGCGCGCGGGCGAGCATTGGGCCCTGGACGCTGAGCGTGGAACCCTGATCGACTACGCGATGCGCGATAAGCGTTTCGAGGGCTGGGCCCGTATCGATCCTGAGCCGCCTACGTGCCCGTTCTGCACGGTCCTGATCTCGATTGGGCCTTCGCGTTCGGACCCTACCAAGGCGCATTTCCACGCTGGTGATACCTGCGAAGTTGTTCTGGTCAAGAAGGGCCAGACCGACTACGAAGGCGTGGACCAGGTAAAGGCTGCTGAGTCCAAGTACAAGCAGGCGGTCCGCCTTAACGGCGGTAAGACCGATCTTGCAGGGCTTGTGAAGCAACTCAAGACCATTGACCCTGAAGGGCAGAATTGATCATGACTGATCGGGACATCTCCGTATACCCGGAAGAGGCCCAGGCCTACATCCGGGAACTTCGCGATGAGGCGAAGGCGAATCGGCTCAAGGCTTCGGAATTCGAGGCCAAGGTAGCCGAGCGTGATGCTGTTGTCGGCCAGGCTAATTCCAAGCTGGACGAACTGAACCAGAAGATCGCGCAGGCCCAGGAGATCACCACCAAGTATTCTGCCCTCCAGGATGAGCACGCACAGACGACTGCTGCGTACGCCAATACCCAGCTCGAACTTGCCCGCATCAATGCGGCGCGGGAAGCAAAGCTGGACCTCAGTTTCGCGGATCGCCTCAAGGGTGACTCCCCGGATGCGCTAAAGGCTGACGCCGAAGCGTTCAAGCAGTCTCTCGGAAGCGCGGGCTCAGGCCCAGCTGTAGGAGACCGCACAAACGGTAACGGCGCGGCCGGTCCGATGGACGAGCATACCGCTCTCACCACGGCGATCGCCCGCCACTTCGCAGAATTGGATGGTGACTGATGGCTACCCTCACTTCGGGCAGTTTTGTCATTCCGCAGGCTGAAGCAGCTCCGCTTCTGACCCGCTCGCGCAAGGACTCGTTCGTCCTGCGCAACGCTACTCGCGTCACCGTAACCGGTGCCGGTGCCACGGTTCCCGTCTTCACGACGGACATCGATGGTGACTGGGTTGATGAGGCTGCTTCGAAGCCTGTCAACGACGCTGTGATCACCAACAAGCCGATGGCTATCCGCAAGTGGGCCACGATTGTGCCCGTTTCGGAAGAGTCGGTTACCGACCAGAACTCCATGAACCTCCTGGCCGAGGTTGTGGCCAACGCTCAGGGTGGTTTCGGGCGCGCGGTTGACCGCCTGGCCGTAACCGGTTCGGGTATCTCGGGTCAGTCGTACATCAACCAGACCACGAAGTCCGTAGCCCTGGGCACGGCTTCCACGGCTGATGGTGGACTCTGGACCGACCTGAACGAGGGACTCCGCCTCCTGGTTTCGGACACGGGAGAGGACACGCCTCGCGCGTGGACCGGATCCGCGTTCGATGCCGTGGTTGAGCCTGACTTCAACGAGGCCGTGGACCTGAACGGACGTCCTCTGTTCACGGACACCATGGTTGGCGAGACCGAGTCGATTCAGCGCTACGGTCGTCTCCTGGGCCGTCCTTCCGCTCTGCTGACCCAGATCCGTCAGGGTCAGACGGTCGGATGGGGTGGCGATTGGAGCCGCGTATTCTACGGCCTGATCGGTGACATTCGGGTTGACTACGACAACCGTGCCACGGTGAAGCGTGGTTCGACGGTGATTTCGGCCTTCCAGGACAACCTGGTCCTCGTACGTATCGAGGCCCGCGTAGGAATCCTGGTCGCCGACCCGGAGGACTTCGTGAAGTTCACCAGTGCTTCGGTTCCTAGCTGATCCTAAGGAGTAGCAATGCAGGTACGTGCCAAGGGCGGGACTCTGGTCACTGGCCCCATTGAGGTCATGATGCGGATGATCGCTCAGGGCGCGAAGCCTGCGCAACTCCGAACCAAGCATGTTGCACCCCGCCAGAACCTAGGTCGTCCGGCCCGGGTTCTGGCGGTTGTGCACGGCTGGATGCCGTACCTCGCAGCTGGTTCTGAGCGCATGATGCAACACATGTTGGACGCGCTCCCGCGCGAGGAGTTTGAAGTCACGGTGCTTTCCCTGGGGCATTCCGATGACAGGCACCGCCAGGTTCCATACACGTACCAGGGCCTCCCGGTCCACGTCGGCTATAAGCCGCCGGTCGAGCCGGACATCATCATCACGCACCACGGGCCGAGTGCCCGGGTAGTTCAGGCCATTGCCCAGGATTATCCTGAGGCGAGGGTTGTCGCCGTGTACCACAACGAGCGGTACGACATCCCCGATATTCAGGCCTTGAATGCTGAGCTTCAGGTGTTCAATACGTTTTGGGTTGGGCACAGCCTGTTCATGCCGGGCGCCGCAGGGTTCATCCCTGGTCCTGGTCATATCGTCGTACACCCGCCGCTGGAATTCGATCGTCACTCTGTCGACGAGACCGGGTCAGCTGTGACTCTGGTAAATCTCCAGGAGAACAAGGGCGTGCACGTATTCCAGGAGTTGGCTCGCAGGATGCCCGATGTTCGATTTCTGGGCGTCGAGGGCACGCACGGGCAGCAGGAACGACCCAAGATTCCGAACATCGAATACATGCCTGTGACCCAGGACATGCGCGACGTGTGGCGAAAGTCCCGTGTCGTGCTTATGCCTTCGGGCTACGAATCGTACGGCATGGTTGCCGCTGAGGCGCAGGTGAACGGGATCCCGGTGATCGCGAACCCGACTCTGGGTCTGGTTGAGTGCCTGGGCGATGCTGGGATCTACATCCCACGCGAGAACATCGATGACTACGAACGTACGCTGAGGCTCCTCCTGGAGGACCGGAAGTACTACCAGGAACGCTCCGACATGGCGCGTCTCCGGGGCGTAGAACTCGCAGATCGGACAGAGCGGGAACTTGCCCGTTTCGTAGACGAAATGAGGGGGCTCGCATGAGTCTAGCGACTGCTGCCGATGTCGCGGTCCGTCTGGGCCGTGCGCTGAACAGCCTCGAAGAGGACCAGGTAACCGCGTACCTTGCCGATGCCGAGTCCGCCATTCTGGCCAAGCTTCCCGACGCCGTAACCAAGGCTGGAACGGATGCTAACTACGAGCAGAACCTGAAGTCCGTGGAGATCTCGGTAGCGCTCCGCGCGGCCAGGATCACGGACGCGGTTCAGGCTGCGTATCCGGGTACCGAGGATTGGTCGACGCACCCGGGGTATTCCCGCGCGAACGTGACCGTCCTCGATTCGGAGTGGCGCAAGCTAGGACTGACCTGGTACACGTCTTTCCAGCTCGGGGCCGGAAATCCGGGCACGCTCCCCCCAGGCTACTTCCCGGACATGCATCCGGAAGATGGCCCTTGGTGGCTCATCGGGGAGGACTGATGGAAAAGATCAGGCTGTACAAGGGGCTGGAACGAACGATCGCGCATTCGGACGAGGTTGAATCGATCCTGGGTGACGCGGCGTTCCTTATTCTGATTCGAGCTCGGGCTAACCTGGCCAGGCACCACAAAACCGGTTCCCACAAGGTGATCCAGGAAAAGGGTCGAGTCGACCACTTCGTGACACTGGAAGGGCCTTCGTCCCTGGCAGTTGAGAACGGTTGGCATACGAAGGGCGGAAACTTTGTGCGCGGCCTGAACATCCTCAAGGGGGCGATCCTGTGACCCTCATTGACCCGGTTCAGGTCACCGTGGACGCACTGAAGGCCAAGGGTTGGGATGTCCACCCCGAGGACGAGTCAGAGGCCGCTAACATCTCGAAGAGCGCCCTGGCTTCGGCCGCGTATGTCTGGGTTGAGGAGATGCCTTCCGGGCAGACTCCGCACATCAGGTACTCGGATCGGCCCACCGTCCAGATCGTGGTGTACTCGAACGTAGGAATTCTCGAAGCCACCAGGCTCGGGCGCAAGATCTCGACGGATCTTATGGACTCGGTAGGGGCTGTGTTCCCGTCCGGGGGACTCCATCGTGTGCTCACACTAATTCGTCCGGGTAGGCAGGATCTGCCTGGACTCCCTCCGGGCGTCGGACGAGCCGTAGCCCAGTACGAACTAGTCCTTTCGACCGTAGAGAAGTGGGTTTGATCATGACTCTGAACGACAATGGATACTTCCTCGTATCCCGCACCGTCCTGTACACGGCTGCCGTAGATACTGCTGCCCCTGCTCCGGCATCCCTGGATTCGCCAGGAGTGGCTTGGACCATTCTGGGCCACATCGGCGATGAGACCGCCCAGGGTAACGTGGCGTTCACCCGCGATGGCGGGGATGTGACCACCAAGGGTTCCATCACCAAGAAGGCTATCCGTCAGGTTGTTGAGCCTGTGGATACCGGATTCGATGTGGATGTCTCGCAGTTCACGCGCGAGGTAATGGCCCTGTACGTCGGAACCACGGGCGGATCCACCACGGGTGTATTCGCGGTCGAGGGCGCATCCGATGGCGTAGCCACGGAGACCGCAGCTCTCGTTGTCTGGGAGGACGGCACCAAGCGTGTCGGCCTGTACGCGCCTCGCGTGTCCTGGACCGGACGAGACAACATCACGACCGATTCCATCGAAGACGCAATCGTGATTCCGCTTCACGCTGCGTTCCTGGATTCGGCAACGGTGGTTGGCCCTACGGGCAAGCCGCTACGTTACGACTGGATCTCGCCTACGCTCATGCCGCTGAGCTGATCCAGAACCACTAGCCGCCCGGGGCTCTAGACGGAGTCATGGCCGTGTAGAGCCCCGGGTTTTCCATGATGGTACAAGGAGAAAATGACATGACCGCAATTGCTGAACTCCGCAAGAAGGCTGCTGAGAAGTTCGACGGATACGTACTCGACTTCGAAAACGGAGACGTGGTACGCCTGAAGAGTCTGCTCGCGCTGGACGAGAAGGAGTTCCAGAAGTTTCAGGCCTCGCAGAAGGCTCTGACCGAGATGGACGACAAGGAGGACACGGAGCTTGACGACGTCCGTGCCCAGTTCGTCGACTGCCTCGTGTCTGTGTCCGATGACAAGCGTCGGGCCCGCAAGAACTTGACCGGTGAGTCGATCGCATTCCTCATGGTCGTATTCGAAGAGTACGCCGGAATGCTGAACGATGCCGCAAAAAGCGAAGGCGCTGAGTGATCTCCTAGCCGAATTTGAGGGGCCGTTGACGGCCGACTTCCAGAGGGTCTATGGACTCAGGCTGGAAGAGGCCGTCAAGCTCCGATCTTGGGATGAGCTTCTGAGCCTGATCAACTGGCTTCCCCCGGGCAGTGCTCTGCATTCGGCTCGCGAGGGCAAGCCGGGCCTGTTCACGTGGACCCCGGCCGAGGACTTGCTTCTCAGCATCGCGAACCTGGTCATGCACAACACGTACGCAACGATCCAGGTTCAGTCCCCTAAGAAGATCAAGCCTCCGAAGACTATTCCAGGACCGCGCGGTGACTCGAAGTCCAGCGGTGACAGGCAGGACGCTAACGCAATCGCGCGCGGGCTCCTGAACGCCCAGGAAGGGTGACCGATGGCAATCGTAGGTGTTGCGTCCGTACGCATCAAGCCTGACCTAACCGAGTTCCGAAAGGAACTGAACGCGGGACTCAAGGCTATCAAGGCTGAGGTTCGGGTAGCGGTTCACGCGGATACCAAGCCTGCGCAGGCCGAGATCGCGGCTTTCCGTAAGAGGAACGACGGCAAGGATCTCACCCAGAACCTGGTCGTCAAGACGAACAACATCGAGTCGAAGCTCAAGAGTCTGGCTAAGAACGTAGACTTCAAGAGCGCGTTCGATCACCTGAACAACGGCCTCACAACGGCCACCTCGAAGATGCTCACGTTCGCCAAGGCAGGAGCGGCTTTCACGGTTGTGCAGTCCGCTGCATCGACCCTGGGGCCGCTCCTGGCCCAGGCTGCTGGCGCCGCTGCTCTGATTCCTGCGGCCCTGCTCGCGGGCGCGGGTGCAATGATCACACTCAAGCTGGGTGCTGATGGAATCAAGAAGGCATTCGAGGGGCTCAAGCCCACGCTGGACACCCTGAAGTCTCAGGTGTCGGCCTCGTTCGAGTCCTCGCTTCTGCCCGCTGTGAATAACCTGAAGGCCGTTCTTCCAGGTCTTCGTGTTGGCTTCTCGTCCATCGCTACCGCGATGGGCGGCGTGGTTACGCATATCTCGGAAATGCTGAAGACCGGTCAGAAGACCGAACAGCTGAATTCCATCTTCATCGTTACCTCTCAGGTAATCCAGAACATCGGGAAGGCGATCGCGCCTTTCCTGTCCGGGCTCATCAACATTGGTGAGATCGGAATCCCAATCGTCAAGCAGTTGACATCGGGTATCGGCGCTGCTGCCGAGAAGTTCAACGCCTGGACCGCATCAGCGTCCGGTGGCGAGGCTATCGGTAAGACGATCGAGGCTGCAATCTCGGCGTTCAAGCAGCTGTTTCAGATCCTCCAGCAGGTAGTTGGAATCGTCACCAACGTATTCACGGGGCTGTCCTCGGGCGCTGGTGGCCTGACCGGGACTCTGCTCCCTGCTCTGACTTCCATCAACAAGGCTCTCGGATCTGAGGGCATGCAGAAGGCTCTAGGCGGAATCGGGAGTGCGCTGGCGACCGTGGGAACGGCTGTTGGCCAGACCCTGGGCCCTGTGGTCCAGACCGTGCTTCCGCTGCTGGCGCAGGCACTCCAGGCCGCAGCGCCGGGTGTCTCAGCTCTGGTTCAGGGTCTGGGTGAGCTCATCAAGGGTATCGCGCCCGCGCTCCCCGCCGTGGGTCAGCTGGCATCTGTTCTTGGTTCCGGGCTCGGGCAGGTAGCCGCAGCTCTCGGCCCTGTGCTCGGGGACCTCGCTAAGGTCCTGGCCGATACGCTGGCTGAGGCCATTCCTCCGCTGATTCCGATCATCGTTCAGCTGGTCCAGATTCTCGGCAAGATCCTCAGTGCCGTGGTTCCTTTGGTCGCGCCTCTGGTTGAGCTTGCAGCCGCAGCGCTTCAGCCGATCCTGGACATCATTAAGGCTCTGCTACCGCCGTTCATCACGCTGATCAACTCGGTGCTGATGGCGATCAAGCCTTTGATTCCGCCGCTGAGTGCTGCGTTCGAACAGCTGGGCCAGGCTATGGCGCCTCTAGCGGGCGCTATCGGGGCTGCCATCGTGCAGATCTTCCAGGCCCTGCTTCCGGTTCTCGGACCTCTGATCCAGGTTGTTATCTCTCTGGTTCAGGCGTTCCTGCCGCTCATCCCGGTGATCACTTCGACCATCCAGATCGTAACTCCGATCATCGCGCTATTCGCCCAGATCGCTGCTGCGCTCCTGTCGTTCCAGCTTCAGGCACTTAAGCCCCTGATCGACCTGTTCGGTAAGGGTGCGAAGCTCATCGGCGATGCTATGACGGCGGTCAATACAACGATCGCCGGAACG